AGCACTGGATGCAGTCGTAGTATTGTAGACTGTTTGGTTTGCAGACTTAGCTGCAATGTTTTCTTGGATGTCTGTTAAAAGACCTGCTGTTGCTCTTAATTCAGCCGAATCACCAGTGCTAAATGCCCTGGCAGTAGTATTATCAACGCCACGAACAATCGTAAGAGTGTTCCCGCTCCTTGCAGTAACCTTAACAATCTCGTTGTTGCTTCCATCATCAAAGGTGCAATAAAAATATTCGCCTGCACCTAAGGTTGGGAAAACCGATCCATTAACAACGGATGCACTTGTCGCTACATTCGTTAATGAAGATGCAAGAGTTGTCTTGGCGTTGTTAGTAAACTTAACAGCCATTCAGTTAACTCCTTACGAATTAACTGACTGTTACAGTCCAAGTAATTGTCATTGAGTCGGCTGACCCCTTATTAACAACTGAGAATACTGTTCTGCAAAGTAATGTACCACTTGAAGCGGCATTTAAAATACCTGCTTCGGTAATCGCACCTGTACCAGTACCAGCGCCAAAAGTTGCAACATATTCAACTTCATTGCTAGTTACAGTAGTAGATGTTAGCGATACACGACCAGCTTCCGCTCCTAACGCAGCATCAGATGCAGAAGCAGCTGTTGAGTCAGTACCGATAGCCATGTGCGACATAGCAGTGGCTGTTGCGTCTTTCATTCTGGAAGCTACATATTCTTTTCCGTCTGTTACCACAACATTTGGAATTTCTTGAACAGTGTCTCCGTTAATTGCGATCTTTAACTTACCTGTAAGTTTTAATCCGTCTTTTAACATTTATAGTCTCCTAATTTAATACACTAGTGTTTAAAGCGGCTGTATTGAGAACGCTTGTTCCAGATGGTATAAACAAGATGCTTATACTTTCTGTGATGGTAGCGGTATCACTTAAAGCCTTTGAAAAAGATATCACTTCTTGCTCGGATAGTGAAGTGGTATCACCTTTAATTAAAGACAGAGATAATTCAGAAACCTCGGTTAAAGATAGGCTGTCGGATTGTGGAATACCTGTAGATAAAATAGGTGCATCACTGATGGACAAGCTATCTGCATACACTGCACTTAAAACATAAGAAATGGCTTCAGATATTGCTACGGAATCTGTCTTTTCTAAAGCATTAGCTAAGGAGGCTGCCTCAGACATTGATAAGGTTTCAGTCAATGGTTTGGATAGGGTTAATATTGCCTCTTCTGATAAAGAATAAGAATCTGCAAAAATCTTAGATAAAGAAAATATGTGTTGCTCTGTTAGGGTTGCAACATTATTTTTGCTTAAATCAATATCTGTCTGCAACGGATCTGTTACACTTGCTAAGTCGTCTAAAGTAAACGCATCGGTAAATTCTCTAATAAAATTAACAATCCTAGAGAAAGACTCGCTCATGGAAACAGAATCTGATTTAACCAATGATGGTGTTAAAGCGGCTGATTCAGAAAGTGTCATACTATCTGATTTTGGCGTTTCAAATAATTTGGCATCCGTTTCAGATAGCGACATACTGTCATCTTTAACTAGGCTAGATACAAAAGCTGTATCCTCGGAAAGTGTCATACTTTCTGTTTTTACTAAAGACGGTGCCAATACTGCGTCTTCTGTTAAAGAGAAGCTATCGGATGCCGGGGTCTCAAAAAGTTTTACAAGGTCTTCTGTTATGGTTGCCTCGTCTTCTTTCCCCAAACCAGTGTCCACAGAATCAACTGCATCACTAAATGAATAACTATCAGAGAAAGCTCTAATAAATAAAACAGATTTAGCTAATACCTCTGTGAGAGTAGCAGTATCTGATACGCCTTTTCCTATGGCTTTGTTATCTATGCCCTCAGAAATGCCAAGGCTGTCTGATTGAACGGAGCTAAATAATATAGCAGCTGATTCAGACATAGTGATAGTCTGGACCTGAGGTGAATCGTATTGAGATGAGAAATATAGATTTTTAGTGTCAGCATTTAACTGAACATTGGTCGCAGTTAAATTTATATAATCTAAAGAAGTCTTTAGATCTACAAAGGTTAGTAATGCTGAGGAACTAGTAGAGGCTTGAAGAGACGCAATCTCTTGGCTCGTAATTCCTAAATGTAGATTGGAATACGATACTGTTAATCTGATTGCCATTAGTCAAAATCATCTCTAACAGTAAATTTAATTAAGTCATTAACGGTTTGTATATTCCCATCTGATTTTGTAAATTCAACTTCGCCCTCATAAAGACCTGCTGAACTAAAAGTATCGCTGGGGAATAACATAGTACAAACACCATTACTAGCATCTGTTATTGTACAGGTAACTGTTTTTAATACGGTGGTCGTTCCTATTTCCCGGATTCGCACCCTAACAGTGCCGCTTGTAATATCAATCGCAGCAAATGTTGTTGGATCTTCTGGGTCTAATGTTTGCCCTGAAGCTGCGGTATTGCTGTCCTTTAAAGTAATAGTTAACTCTGGAAGCGTATCTCCTACTACCAATTTTAAATTTGCTGAATAAGCCATTAGTATCCAAACTCCTGATATTTAACGGTTAAAGAGGCACCGACATTTCCGTATTTATTTTTTCTAACTGCAATAGCCTCTCCTTTATCATACATTCTTTTATTAAGATCTGCGGCTTGGATGTCTGTCCAAGGGCTATCTTTCATCATTTGCAGTCTATACAAAGCACCATGAATAATAGTTTCTTGATATTCATTAGCGATAATGCTTGGGATTGTTGTTGAGGTTTGTGTTGGTTTTAAGCTGTATAACACATACAAAGTCTCTGTTGACTCTGGTGTTGGTGCAACCATAATTGTTTCTTGATCTTGTTGTGTATAGTATTTTGGCTTGCCTTTGCCGTAGTAATGAAAGATAGACACACCACCGATCTGAGACTTAGCTTCTAGTGTGGTAAATTGTTTTTGTGATAAAGGTGTAGTTGATGGAGATGTGCTTCTAAATACATCAATAATATGATTTAACTCAGTCCCTGGAGGAATATCTAAATCAGAAGCATCATATTCATTAACATTAGCAACCACGATAAACGGGGTTAAGTCCTGTATATAAATGTCTGTACTAATACAGAAATCAATTAAAGTATTTCTTAATTCATCTAAAACAATAAATTTAGGACAGTTAGGAACCTCTCTTCTTACTTTTGGTACTAATGTCTCTAATTTTTTTGATACTGCCATTCTTCATTATTGTGTTGGGGTTGATGGTTGCGGGGTAGATCCAGCATCAACCTGATTTTTAATTCCTAGTGCATTTTGAAATGATCTATAAAAATATGCTGACCTTTCTAAATCTCCTGCGTATTCTGCGTCTTTTTGATATGATCTATATAGCATATAGTCTAATATAGCATTTCCATAAATATCATCTAAAGTAATTGTGTCCGTAGAAGTTAAAAAATTACTAATAGTTATATCTGATGGAGCAGAGCTATAAACTATTTCAATAGTTTGTCCGCTTGCTGATGGATAGGGATAAACATAAAATATTTTTGGATCTAGGGGATCATAAACATAATGTTCTACTTTTGTCCCTGTGCTTGCATACCAATCATCCACTTGGTCATCTAAAACCCTTCTTTGTATTTGTGTTATAGCACCAGTATTTGGTGATAAATTTTTATAAATACTAAGTAATCGAAGTGCTGTTGATGGCAAAGTTTGTTTTGAAGATTGAACTAAAGTAAATGATTCGTTTGTAGGATTGGCATCTGGTCTAAACAAAACAATTTCTCTCTGAGCATCATTCAAATAATTTAGGAGAGTTTGTTGAGACCATCTAACATTTGTTGTGTCTTGCAGAATCTCTTCTGCCCTATCTATTAAATCAATTACCTGTATTGTTGCCATATTAGAGTCCTAGTTCTTTTTTCTCTTCGTCTGAAAGAGATCTTTCGTCATAAATGAAAGTCCAAAATTCTTCTCTATGTTTTGGGTTCCAAGCCACAACTTTACCATGCTCACTCTTTGAAGCTATGGGTGTTCTTTTCCCAGATGACTTAGGCTCTTCTTTAACCTCTACTTCTACTTTAGAATCGAGAGACTCTACTTGTGCCTCAAGATCTTTGAGTTTGTGTTTGGGATTTAATTCAACATTGTGCTTTTCTTTAGCCATTTTAATAAGCTCGTCTTTTTTCATTATATTACCTCTTGCCCTTAACCTTGGGCATTACTTTGTTTAAGGTACCATAAATATACGCATCTCTCCTAGCACCTTTTAAGCCCTTTTTCTTTGCTTGGGCTTTGAGTGCTTGTTCGAGTTTTTCTTTTTTTGATCCCTTAGGCATGAATAAAAAAGGGGAGCCGAAGCTCCCCTAAACCAACATTAAGCTAGTTTGAACTCTCCGAGGGCTGTTGGTAGGACAACTTTGTATCCGTAAACAGCTAATCCTCTAACACCATCACCGAATGAAGACTCTAGTCTTACAGTTTCTGTGTTAGTGAACTGAGAAGCATAAGCAATAGCTTTAGGATGTCCGTATAAGCCAGATGTTACACCAGCTGTTGTAGACAGGTTGTTAGAAACATACATTTTGAATCTATCAACCATACCAATAAAGCCATTTCTTAATGGTGATACTGAATCACCAGTTAAGTATGCTTGTCTTAGCTCGGTTTGTTTTAGAATAGAAGCGGTAGCTGGATTAACGATCATAAATCTATCCTCTTCAGGAATGTTATTTTCGTCAAGTGTTTTACCTGCGTCTAAAATAAAACCAAGAACATTAGATGTGCTAACAGTTGCTGGAGTACCGCCATTGATATCAGTCAATGAAGATCCTGCTGCTACATTAGCGAACACATCTTGCTCGATTTCGATCTTCATGTTTTGGGCTGCATCTCTTGCTGCTTCATTCATAAAGTCAATATCGGCTTGCGTTCTTAAAATATCGTCAACTTTAAAAGCGTAGCTTTTAGCTTTGTCGATATTAAGTTCAATGGTAGATGAAGTTACATCTGAGTAGGATAAAGTTCCTGTGTAGTCAGCGACAGTTACCGCTGGTACTGCTCTGATGTTAACTTTGTTACCAAGCCCTGAAATCTCTCCTTCGTACTCGTTAGTTGTTACCTCGGACAAAACAGTCTGAGCGTAAAACTTAGCTTGTAACTTCTTGGAAAAAACTTCAGGTATAAAGTGCTGCTCTCCAGCTGCGAAACTAAAACTTCCGCTTGAAGATGAATATGCCATTTTTTATTACCTTATTTAATTAAAAGTTATTTTTTAATAGCAAAATCATTTAGGCTTCACTCTCCCTTCAGCGTAAGCTAGATCAATTTCTTTTTCTAACTTAGCAAACTGTTTATCAGAAAGTTTTCCAATTTCTTGGGCAGTCCAAACTTTTTTGCTACTACCTAAATTTTGCTTCCTAGCCTTGGATAAAGATGGTTCAACATTTTGTTTTGCCTTCTCTACCAATTCTGCTTTAGAAACAGTTTTGGAAACTAAACCCATATCAGTTTTATATTTTGATAAGAGAGCTATTACATCTTCAGCCTCACCTTCTTTGGCAGCATTTCTCCACATGCCTGACTGTCTGTCTAACCAAAGACTAAAATCTTCAGTAGCTGACACTGACTGCCAGTCTGGGTGTGCCTCTGAAATCTTGCTTTGATGTATTCTATCGGCTTCTTCCTGTTGGGATTTAAGAACTTCACTTGTAGTCTGTTGTAACTTCTGGTTGACTAGGGCAATCCTAGAATCCACATATTTCTGAAGTGGTTCAACAATCTCAGGATAGTCTTTCGCTATCTGAGATAGGTCTACACCTACTTCTTCAATCTGCTTCTCAACCTTGGACTCAGACTTCATGCTTTCCATAGCTGTTATCTTGTTAGACATTTCAGCTATTTTAGCTTCAAGCTCTTTCTCCTTTTGGGTAGCTTTGGTCATTCGTGCCTGAGCATTCTTGTACCGTTCTTCCCACTGTTGAGCCGATAGACTCGTATCATCATTATCTTCTGATTCTGAGTCATCTTCCTGAATCTCTTCTATCTGATCAGATGTTTCTTCAGTCTCCTGAGATTCATCGGGTGAAGTTTCTGCGTCTTCTACTACTTCTTCTGGGGTGTCCTCTTCTTCCACTTCCGGGATAGCTAGTCCCTTTGCTTCTGGCTCGGATTCCGTCTGAGAGTCATTGATCTGCTTCATCATCTCATCAGCTTCTTTTTCAAGCCTTTCAGCGATTAACTCGCCTCTAGTTTTTTCTCTTTCCATTTTCTCGGTCCTTATCGGGTATCGATTAAATTATTTGTAAATATTAGGAGTATCCTTCCGGGTTCCTAACGAGTTGATTACTTTGTCAGCAATCTGATCTAAAGATACAATAAACTTAAGAATGTCGCAACGACCTTGACTAAAGCGGAAGTCCTCCGTTATTTCCAACTGGTCCCTCTCCGCTTGGCGTAGCTGTTCCATTTCTTGCATCAGGACCGACCATTCCTTCCCCATTTGGCTGCTGATCACCTTGACCGCCCTGCTGCATTCCAAGGATAGCTTGTTGTAGTGCTTGTTCATCCATTAACTCCTTTTGAGATTTAATAACTTCGTCTGGATCTATGTCCAAAGATTTTGCCACATCTGTTAAGAGTTTGTCTCTCTTAATCATTTGAGCATCTAGTGGATTATTAATTAGCGACAAGAATTGTAGCAATCTTTGCGATTGTACTTCTTTCTGTATGAGGGCTGTTGATCCTTTAGCAACAACTCGCATATCAGATTTGACTAATTCATTTTCATTCCAAGTCATATTCCAATCGTATAAAGATCTAATTAATGGCTTGGTTAAATAATCGTCAATGTTTTTGATAACAGACTTAAGAACAATGTTGGCATTGCTCATAAGAATTGATATACCCGTAGCCGTTCTATTTAAAGAACTCTGCGTCTGCCCATGGGTATAAGAGGGCAGTGCGGTAGTCTCATCGGCGAATCTGCGGAATAATTCAATCACAGATACTAATGCTGGTGAGTTTGATTGTGGTTGGTAAAAACGAACCATGGGTTGGTTACCATCACCGCCCTCTCTTAGGAACACACGCCATGGGTATAGCTCAGTGGGGTCTTCACCTGATGCCATGATATCGGTGTTCACTTCGACCATTGGTCCAGATGATAGAGCCACATTATCCAAATATATTCTCGTTGCCGAGTTCATGGTTTGTTGTGAGTCTCGCATCATTCGTGGTACACCTGTTCCCCAAAATGCGTGTGGGTTTTTCTCATATGGGAATATGAAATAAGGGATGATTCCACCAGGAAGTGGATTCATTTGTGCTTTGATAACTTTACCGCTAGAGATCCATATGTTTGCTTGATACTCTTGGGTAGGGTCGTCTTCACCTAGGTCAACGCCTAGCTCTTCTAAATCGTAGCCATTAACGCTGCCCCAAAATTCTAAAACTTCAAACTTGCCTGTCTTGGTTGTAACTTCGTTGACATTGGCAATTTCTCTTCTGTCTTTCTCGTGCTGTTCTTCAGTATGATTACCGTGGTGATTGTCTTCTACAATCTCATCAATAATATCTTCGTTAAAGCCCGGGAACTCTTTTAAATCTACAAACTCTTGTCTGGAAATAACATGCCTTCTAAATAAATTACGCATGTCTTCAATGCTTGTTGCATAGGGGTCAGGATATAAATCAAAGATTGATACCGCCTCCATTTCGGGGACAAGGTTCTCTTCATAGATAAGGTTAAAGCCTTCATCGCCTTTGATCCATTTGTGATCTTTTTCAATTCTTAAAGTA